TTTGTTGTGAGCAATGAGTTTGTTAAGAAGAAGCACGTTATAGAGAAGAAGCAGGACTACATTAGCTCTGCCCTTCCCAGTCTTAAACGGTTGGAAACTGCGTTAGATAATGGTGTATGGAACCCAGTCCACGGTCCACTGTGTGGGTTCTGTCCCGTAAGAACTTGTGAATATAACCGGAGTTAATCATGGCATATACCAAATCCCCGCGCCCCTACAAGCATGAGTACGAGAAGCAGGTTGCCCGTGGCGAACATGAAGATCGGATGGAGCGGCAACGTGCTCGCCGAACGCTAGACAAGAAGGGTGTCAGTCGTGCGGGTAAGGATGTCTCGCATGTTAAGGCACTAGCAAAAGGGGGTAGCAACAGTGATGGCTATTTCTTAGAAGCCCCCGCTAAGAACCGCAGCCGGAACCTACACAAAAAAGGTGAATGAGTGGAATGTCTCGCAGGATATACGTGGCCTCGGCCCGAGGGGTTCCAACCCTTCGACCATCAGAAAGAAACCGCAGAGTTTCTAGTAACGAACCGTAAAGCCTTTTGCTTCAATGAGCAAGGTACAGGTAAGACAGCATCAGTTATTTGGGCAACCGACCACCTGATGAACCTAGGGTTAGTCAGGCGGGTGCTAGTCGTATGCCCCCTGTCCATCATGCACTCAGCATGGCAGCTAGACTTGTTCAAGTTCGCCATACACCGGAAGGTAGCAGTTGCTTACGGAGCTTCCGCAAAGCGTAAGCAGATCATAGCGAGTGGGGCTGAGTACACCATCATCAACTTTGATGGGATGCAGATCGTCAAGGATGAAATCATCAAGGGTGGGTTCGACCTGATCGTTATCGATGAAGCGTCGGCGATGAAAAACGTGCAGACAGATCGGTGGAAGACACTCCGGGATATCTGCAAGCATGTCAAAGGGTTGTGGATGCTGACTGGCACGCCTGCCGCTCAGTCCCCGGTGGACGCATTCGGCCTAGCCAAGCTAGTCAATCCCAAGGGAGTGCCTCAGTTCTTCGGGGCGTTCAGGGACATGGTGATGACTCCGGGTGGGCCGTACCGATGGATACCCAAGCCTGGGGCGAAGGACATCGTGCATAAAATTCTACAACCTGCTATCCGCTTTGAGAAGTCGCAGTGTCTCGACCTACCAGCAGTGACCCACGTAGACAGAGAAGCCCCCATGTCTCCGCAGCAAGTCAAGTACTACAAGCAACTCAAGTCAGACAGACTCATTACCGCAGGCACAGAAGAGATCACTTCCGTTAACGCTGCTGTTTTGTTGACCAAGCTACTACAGCTTGCTTGCGGTGCAGTCTACACAAGCACCGGGGAGGTTATAGAGTTCGACGTAAAGAATCGGCTACATGCAATAAAGGAAGTGATTGAGGAAGCAACGGACAAGGTGATCGTGTTCGTGCCCTTCACCCATGTGATACAGATGGTCTACGAGTACCTAACGAAGGCAGGCATCACATGTGAAATTTTGAACGGCGAGGTGTCGGTGCCCCGGCGTAATGCTATAGTCGCCGACTTCCAAGGCAAGCACAACCCACGGGTGTTGATCGTGCAACCCAAGGCCGCATCGCATGGGCTGACCCTCACTGCTGCGAACACGATCATCTGGTACGCGCCCGTCACAAGCGTGGAGACGTACCTGCAAGGCAATGCCCGCATCGACAGACCTGGGCAACGCAACCCGATGACCATCGTACACATCAAGGGCAGTCCCGTAGAGGACAAGCTGTACAAGATGCTGCGCAACAACATCAGCAACCACGCGCAAATAGTTGACTTGTACCGTCAAGAATTAGCAGACACCGCTTGACAAAGCAAAGTGCCCCCGTACACTCAAGACGTAACGTAACATCAGAGGCAAAGGAGCCGTTAGTGGAAGACGAAGCAGTGGTCGAAGACATATCTCTGGACAAAATTACAGAGGTGTACATCAAGATGAGAGATAAGAGGAGTGACCTAAAACATAAATTTGACAGTGAGGACGGGGCGATTCAGGAGGAGATGAAACTTCTTGAAGAGCAGATGCTAGATGTGTGCAAGCGCATGTCTGCCGAGAGCATCAGGACAAAGATGGGCACCATCATCCGGTCGATCAAGACTAGGTACTGGACGAATGACTGGGACTCGATGCGGACGTTCATCAAAGACAATGACGCATTCGACCTGTTAGAGAAGAGACTGCATCAGACAAACATGCGGCAGTTTCTGGAAGAGAACCCCGACGTTCTTCCTATCGGACTGAATGTCGATAGAGAATTTACCGTAGTCGTTAGACGAGCAAAATAAGGAACATAGAATGAGCAACGTAACCATATTCAGCAAGCAAGAACTCCCCGACTTCCTGCAAAACGCAGGCGTTAGCGAACTGACCAAGCAGATCGCTGGTCGTGCCCGTGTCAAGCGTATCGTCCCCAAGAACGGGATTTTCCGCAAGGTTGTCGGCGGCGAGGAGATGGGCAAGGTCAAGGGCAACCTCGATGTGGTCATCGTCAATACCCTGCCTCAGGTTGGTCGTATCTTCTACGCGCAGGCGTGGAGTGCGGACGCTGAGCCGACTGCACCTGACTGCTTCTCCAACGATGGGCGCACCCCTGACCCCAAGGCTAACAACCCGCAGAGCAGCCGGTGCGATAGCTGCGACCAGAACACCAAGGGTTCGGGCCAGGGGCAGTCAAAAGCTTGCCGCTACTCCCGGCGTATTGCTGTCTTGCTTGCTGAAGACTTTGATACCAATCTGGAGGGTGAGGTGTACCAGATGAACTTGGCGTCGAAGTCTTTGTTCGGCGCGGGGGATGTGGACAACGCCCACACCTTTGAGAGCTACGCAAAGTACTTGAGCAGCAATGGCCGGAGCATCGACCAGATCGTCACGCAGATCAGCTTCAATGAGAACAACGACAACCAGTCGGTGCTGTTCACTCCCACACGGTACATCAACCGTCACGAGTATGAAGTCTCTCAGCGTGTGGCCGATACCCCGGAAACCAAAGCGCTGATCAGCATGACTCCCTCCCAAGCCGACGGGGTCGTGAAGAAGCCGATAGCGATTGAGGCGGCTAAGCCTGTCACTGCGCCAAAGGCAGCAGTGGTGGAAGAGGAAGTGGAAGAGCCGGTTAAGCGTCCCTCCAAGAAAGTAGAGCCTGCTGAAGTCCCAGCCAAGAAGAATTTGGCTAGCGTTGTTTCCGCGTGGAGCAGCGAAGACTGAGCTTCTAGCTCTACAACAATCAGCGTTGACGGTGTGGGGCTTCGGCCCCACTGCTTTCGCGCCTCTATAAAAAACTAGATGACGCAATTCGACCTATTGGACACCGTGCTGCCGTTAGACGGGCGGTACTGCGTGTTGGGGTTGTTAGGGGGGAAGTTCCCTAAGCAGACATTTTGGGACACCAAGGAGGAAGTAGACGCAGAAGCAAAGAGATTAGCGGGTGCTAACTTCGATGTGTACTTTGGTTGCGCCAAGTATGGAGATGCAAATAACCGCACCCATGCTAACGCCCAGTTTTTCCGTGCGTTGTGGATGGACATTGACTGCGGAGAGAGCAAGGCAATACCTGACGACAAGGGAGTCGTTAAGGGCTACATAGATCAGGAGGCTGGGCTTAAGGCAGTTCGGACATTCTGTAAAGCTGTAGGTATGCCAAGGCCGATAGTCGTGGACTCCGGTAGGGGACTGCACTTCTATTGGATGCTCTCTGCAACTATCCCGCGCAATGAGTGGGAGCCTTTGTCCAAGCGGTTGAAAGACCTGTGCTTGGAGCAGGGGCTGATCATTGACCCTTCTGTATTTGAGGCGTCCCGAGTCCTGCGAATCCCAGGAACCTTTAACTTTAAGGATGGAGGAAAGCTAGACGTATCAGTTGTAAGCGCAGAGCATGACGTAACCGACTACGTCGCAATGCAGGCTATCTTGGGTGCCCCCGCCCCAGTGGTTGAAGAGGATCGGAGTTTCCTCCCAGCTAGAAGCCCGCTCATGGAATCGTTGATGAGCAACCGTGTCAAGCGGTTTCAGACCATCATGTTGAAGTCGGTCGAGGGTGTCGGCTGTAACCAGCTACTGCACTGCTTCACAAACCAAGCGACCATCGACTACAACCTGTGGCGGTCGGCGATATCCATTGCAACAAACTGCGTGGATAGGGAGAAGGCGATCCACAAGATGTCGGATCAGCATCCCAAGTACTCCTATCAGGAGACTGAGACTAAGGCCGCAGACATTGGGGGTCCGCATCACTGCGAGACTTTTGAGAAGCAGAACGTAGGCGGCTGCGACGAGTGCCCCAACAAGGGCAAGTTTAAGTCACCCATCATGCTTGGTGCGGAGATAGCCCAGATTGAAGAAGCGGAAGGGGACGGAGCGGATGAAGATGAGCTAATAGGGAAGCATAGCAAGCCTGTGTATTTCCAGCCTTATTTCCGGGGTAAGAACGGGGGCGTTTATCGCCTGCCCGATGACACAGAAGATGAGCCGCAGCTTGTGTATGAGCACGACATATACGTAGTCAAGCGGATGGATGACCCGGTAGAGAAAGAGATAGCCCTCTTAAGGCTGCACTTACCCAAAGACGGGGTCATCGAATTTACGATCCCTCTCGTAAACATCATGGTCAAAGAAGACCTTCGCAAAGCGCTGGCCCAGTATGGTGTCGTGGCATTTCCTAAGCAAATGGATTTGCTGTACTACTACATTGGGATTTCCATTAAGAACATGCAGATAGTTACTAAGAAAGAAATTATGCACACACAATTTGGTTGGACTGCCGGAGATAGCCGGATGATCGTGGGTGATCGGGAGATCACGGCACAAGGGACGTTCTATAGTCCACCCTCAACTACCACCAAGTCACTTGCGGCGCTTATACAGCCTGTCGGTACGCTTGAGAAGTGGAAGGAAGTGTTCAACATGTACGGTCAGCCGGGGCTAGAGCCGAATGCGTTCGCTGCCTTGACGGGGTTCGGTTCACTACTGCTTAAGTTTACCGGCATGAGCGGTGCGATCATCAACGTGATCCATAGCACTTCAGGTTCTGGTAAGTCTACGTCGCTGTACATGTGCAATAGTATCTGGGGCCACCCCAAGGAACTTGGGTCGATGTGGAAGGACACCCCTAACGTCAAGCTGCACCGACTGGGGGTGATGAACAACCTGCCGAATACCATCGATGAGATCACGAACACCTCGCCGATAGAGTTCTCTGACCTTGCCTACAGTATCTCGCAAGGCCGGGGCAAGCACCGCATGAAGGGGTCGGCGAACGAAGAGCGGGTCAACTTGACTAGCTGGCAGGGCATCACGTTAACGTCGGCGAACGCTAGCTTTTACGAGAAGCTTGGTGCCGCTAAGGATTCTCCTGATGGTGAGTCCATGCGCTTGCTTGAGTACAAGATCGAACCTACCGGCATCATCTCAACCGAGCGTGGCAAGGAGATGTTCGACCACCAACTGTTTGAGAATTACGGTCATGCAGGGGACATCTACGCGCAGTGGCTTGTCGGGCACCTAGAGGAAGCAGTCGATCTGGTGCGTAAGGTGCAGGCTAGGCTCGACAGGGATGTGCAGTTTACCAGTCGTGAGCGGTTCTGGTCAGCAGTCGCTGCCTGCAACATTGCGGGTGGGTTGATTGCCAAGCAGCTAGATTTGCACAACTTCGACATGAAGTCCCTGTACGAGTGGCTGGTTAAGATGCTCGACAGTATGAGGGAAGAGATCAAGCCACCGTCACCTGACTTGCTCAACGTCATTGGCGACTTCGTGAACTACAACATGGGCAACGCGCTGGTGGTGAACGGCAATCTAGACGCACGTAGCAATCTGTCTCAAGCTCCGATTGCTGTCCCGAGGGGTGAGCTTCTGATTCGGTATGAGCCTGACCGCAAGCGGATGTTCATTGCTGCCGGTGCGTTTAAGAACTACTGCGTCGAGCGGCAGATCA